AGATTTCTCTTTTCTCGTTTCTATTTAAATCATCAGTTGTTGGTGTCATAAAATTTATTTATTTCATTTATTTCGTCGTATGATAATTTAAAATATTCATTACCATCTAAACCATTTACTTTTAAATTTTTCTTTTTATAATATTCAAAATTGTTATTAATGTGATTAAAAACAATTCTTTTATTATATACTATATGGTTAATCATATTATATTCTTTATCGCTATCTGCATTTAAATACCATTCTGCAATTAATGGTCTTTGTTCGTCTTTAAATATTTTAATTGTACTCATAAATTCTACATCATCTATACTCTTACCATTGTGACGTGAATATCTTATTGTGATATTATTGTAATTAGATTCTTTAAAATTAACCCTTTGAGCGAATGGGTATATCTTTTTATCTTTTTTAAATAACAAATCAATTTTAGAATAACCATCTAATAATTCACAAATATCAATGTCATAAGATTCTACACTATAAAAAGTACCACCACATAGACTTTCTAATTTGTTTTTGTTTTTTTCAAAAAACTTAATAGACTTATTTTTATCTTCTTTGAAAACACTCATTTCTTAAATACTAATATATTTTGGTGTACTTTAACTAACTTTTTGTTTTTCATTGTATTATTTGCCCTCATTGACGCACTACCTAACTGGTCTAATAATATTGCCTCATTATAGAAACTCATACCACAACTCTGAAATATTTTAATTGTATCAGGCACAAAACCATAATAATTACCGTTCTTATCTCTTACCTCACCTACAACAAAACACGCAAAAGAATTTTCTTTTAAAAGGTTACAACTTTTTTCAATTATGCTTTTATAAATGTTTATAAAATTACTATAAGACATATTACTAATATCACCCTCTAAATCGCTATAAACCTCTAAGTCTGCATAAGGTGGGCAAGTAAATAAATAATCAAATGTCTCAGTAAAATCATTTAAAACTAAATTACTATCACCAACATAATAATTTGGTTGGTTATCAACGCCAAGTATTTCTATTGCTTGTTCTCTATTACTATCTATCTGTTCTTGTCTTACATCAATACCAGTATAATTATAGCCTAACTTATTAGCTACGATACCTCGTACTGAACCCCCAGCAAATGGATCTAATATTTTACCACCGTCAGGGCAAAACCAATGGTATAAAACCTCACATAACGCTGGGTTAAATATTGATGTTGTTTCTTTAAACCTTTCAGCAAAACCATAACTGTCACCGTGTGTATTTGTTTTTCTGCCAATCTCACTCTTAATACCTAAATCAAGCCACATTGATTTTCTTTTTGACCAACTACCTTGTTTAAGATCAAGCACACTAAATGGTGGTTCTATAAATTTTTCTCTTAATGAACCTTGTTTAAATAGACTTTTATTTTCTTCTTTTTTTATTTCTTGATAAACTTGATTAATTGAAGCATCACCTTTTTGTAATTTTTCAATCTGCTCTTCAGTTGCACGTTTTTTAATAACATCTGCTTGTGCTACTTTGCTATTACCCCATTTTAATTCTTTAGCTAATTCGTTTCTTGAATTATGTCTTTCTTCGTCTTTTTTTATATAACTTTTGTCGATTTTCGACAAAACCTCTTTATTCAACTCACCACCTTTACTTTTTTCTTTTAAACCTTTTAATTTATTTATCTTATTTAATTCATCACGCAAATCATATTTCTGCCAATCATTTAAATTTCTTCTACCTAATTGATTTAAATACATCCATACTTCAACTTCAGTTTCACTATCAAATTGCATTTCGATAGTCTTATAATCTAAATTATGTTTTTGTGCAATTTCATATCTATTGTGACCGTCAATGATAAAACCATTATATGTAATTATTGGTTCTCTTATGCCTTCTTTAATACAGTTATTTTCTAAATCTTTAAATTCATCATTATCAATTTTATATATAAGTTTTTTATATTCTTCTTTTATCTGTAACATATCACACAATTAAACTTCCATCATTATTTATATCATCCCAGTAAAACCCTGAGACCTTATTATCTTTTATATAGTTAGACCACGAATTAAACGCAGTTCTCCAAGCTACCTTACCCTTCTCTATAAGATCATCTGATAAAGAATATACTGCAATGTCAAATGGGTATCTGTTCTCTATAGCTATGAATCTAAATTGATTGTGAATATCGTTATAACCTAACATTTCAGAATAGAAACACGCTTGAAGATGATAAGCATAATTGTAGATAGCACTTCTAAACGCTTTAGGTGAAGCGTCTTGACACGTTTTAATGTCGATAATATATCTACCCTTTTTGATACCATCTGGTCTTATACGAACTGGTACGTCTTCATACGTACCGTAATAACTATGCTCTATTTCATCTAAGGTAAATAACAACTTATTTGCAAGTTCATTGTTCATAGTATTCTGCACTATCTGATCTAAATATTCTTTTTCCTCACCTGACACCACAATCTTCTCTCGGTTTTCAGACATTAATTGTTTCTTATATTCTCTATCTTTTTTTGTTCTAAGGTTAAGGTTCTTAGGTAATGCTAGTATTTCTTTCTTTTCAGGTTCTAGTAAGACACTATGAACTGCACTACCAAAGTTCATAGAAGGTGTTGATATAAACTGTTCTCTGTTTAGATAATGATATACAGACTTCTTATATATCGTTTTAAGACCACTAGCAGATATGCTATCGTGTGAATGGTATTCTTGGTTCGTATCTTGTTTCTTAATCATTGATTTTATTGATTTTATTTTTTAGATAATAGATGCCGTATAATACTATCGGACTAAAAGCGATAGCGTTCCAAATGTTAGGATGCCAATGCTCACCACAGAAACCAAAAAAATGTCTAAAAAATTCTATCATATTAAATAAAAGTAGCACTATCATCACCGATTATTAACCACTAACAATGAGAAATGAATCAAGTGCTACTAAATAAAACTAAACTAAATGTATGAAAAACTAAAACGGTAGACCACTATCATCTTGTGAAGTAGCCTGCGTCTCAGTCTTACGCTTTATCTTGCTCGGATCGTTCCAAACAACATTAACATTTTTACCAAATTGATCAGGTTTATCTTTCTTAGATATTCTCAACCTAACGAATTTATTGCCTTTATAATCTTCTACAACGCTAGGATTTTGCTTGATCTTATCAAGATTCAAAGTCACGTTGAAGAACTCTCCATACTGACCAGTAACGGTCTTACCACTACCTAAATATATAGTCTCACTCATATTGTTTATTTTAAAAGTTTATTATTAATACTTTGTGCTACCTTACCGTAAGCACACCAATAACCAAACTGTGATGCAGTTTTAATTATATCACTTTCAGTTATGTCTTCGCAGTTACCACCAGTCTTTAAATTCCAAAAGTCAATAGATGCTTTTATAGATGATTGTCTAATTATTTGATTTTGAGTATCATTCATAATTCACATATTAAGGATTTTAAAAAACCGATTTTAACCATTGATTCTAACTCACTAACTTTTAGAGAACTAGGATCATTAAACTTGTTATGTAAAGTCATAGGTGTAATACCCATCTTTTTTGCAAGAGTCAACTTCGTCATACCAAGTTCTTTTAATCTATATTCTAGTTGCAATCTTTGTAACATACCTACTAAGGTAACATAAAAATATTTATTTTACAATATTTCTTTTTATTATCGTATAATTTATTTAATATTACTTCAGAAAGGAAGTCAGACCCTTAATAGATATATTTATTATTTATTATACTCTTTAAAGAGAGTATAATAAATAAATTAGATATACTAATCTAATAGACATATTAATAATAAAATAATAAATCTTTTTGAATTATGAAAGGACATCAGATGAAAAACGACCCAAAGGAGAAAATAAAAAGTGAGGCGATGGTTTCAGTTAAAGTTGAAGAGTTGATGACCGAGTTTGAGACGGCAGAGGCTACATTTAAATTTGCAGACTTATCGAGTAAAAGAAGCAAATACAATAGAGATATAGACAAGGCTTTCTACAACCACGCTAAAAGCTACATAGAGAAACTCTGTAAGCTACTTGTCTTGGTGAATGCAGGTGAGATGTTTCATCTGCATAAGTACAGAGAGGCATTGATAAAACATAAACAAGAAATTAATAAAGTGTATGAAATGATAAACGATATAAAACTATGAAAGGAAAATTACAGATTGTTGACTTTGATGATGTCTTAAAAAGAGACGATAATGCAAAAGAATGTAAAGAGGTATATGTAAATGATGTGAGAGATAAGCTAGATACCTTCTTCAAAGACGGTTATGAGTTAGGTCAACCATCTTACATAGAAAAACTAGATGGTATATTCTCTTGGAGAAAAGGATTCTTATACTGTTTTAGTGGTTACCCTCAGTCAGGGAAGTCGGAGTTTATAAATTATGCGATGTTACTAAGAGCAAAACATTACGATGACAAGGTAGTTATGTATTCACCTGAAACCAATACCTATGAACTAATAACAAATTTAGCTAGAGCGTACATAGGTAAGAACGTCAACCCTGAGTTCGATAACGTATGTACAGAAGAAGAATACAACAAAGGATTAGATTTCATACAAGATCACTTTGTATTCTTAGAGAACCAAGAAGAGTTACCATCGGTGGCAGGGTTACTCAATACCTTTGAAAGATTATCTAAAAAAGGTTTTGAATGTTTTGTAATTGACCCTATGAACTGGCTTGTAGAATCAAATGTGGGTGAGACCAATCTTTATAATTACTTGAAAGTATCCTTGACTAACCTAAAAATGTTTGCAAAGAACTTTGATAAGATAGTGTGCTACATCGAACACCCTAAGACACCTGCACCAGTACGTGGTAAAATACCACAAGCAACTGCTTTTTCACTTGCAGGTGGTACGATGCACTTCAATAAAGTCGACTGTATGGCATTGCTACATAGAATGACAAAAGAAGAGTTAGAAGAGAAACTATCAAAGGGTGATTTATTAGCAAGACAATTAGATAATCTTGATAATAATATTAACTTTGTTGAGTTTGAAACAGTAAAAATGAAATCGCAAAGGTTGAATGGTAAGTTAGGCAGTCAGCTTTTAGAATATGATTTTATTACTGGTAGGTTTAAATAAATAATAATTATGACAAAAGAACAAGCATTACAATTAATAGTTCAGGTATGTGAGAAGGGAAACAAATCAGGTCTCTTTACATTATCTGAATC